TAGATACTACGTAAAGGACAAACCCGCTCCGCTGCTGGAATATTGTGTATGCGAAATGGAAGTGACTGGTTTTTATAAAGGCGGATACGTGGAGATTTGTTTGACGGGTATCTCACCGGAAGGTTACAGGACCCCGTATCGGTATGCTTTAAGTGATATTGGGTTGCAGGTATTTTACACAGTTCATGATGCAGCGCGGCTGGCTCTGGAAATGACAGAAAAATACGAGCAAACATGGTCATGGACCGGCGATCCTCCAATGAGAAGAACGTGGGAGTGTTATCTGATCGACACCAGAAAATGCGATATGGAGGGTCAGATCAGTATATTTGATCTTTATAATTGATGTAGCGAGGTGAAAAGAATAATGAACAGTAAGCCACTCACTCAAAAGGAATTATCGGAAATAGCGGGAAAGCCTGTATACTGTCCAGAAATAGAATCGTATGGAATTGTCAAATGCGAAACCATAGGGACATGGGCGGGAGTGCCGTTTCTGGTTGGAGTTTGGCATCGCGATGGTGTTGCAGTCAATTTTGAATACAACATTGTGAAGCGAGAACTG